CACCCCGGTCCACTAGGACCGCCACCCCCGCCCCTCGACGCGGCCACCCCGGTCACTCGGAGCTACCGATTCCGTCTGACCAGGAAATGGGTGGCCGACGTGCCCGACAACGTCTATCTCAAGTCATTGCGCGAGCAGTACGACGCGCTGAAGAACAGCATTCAGGGACTGCAGGCCCGCGCCGCCGAGGCGAAGCGCGACCTGACCAACGAGGAGCTGCGCTCCGTCGTCGAGCAGGGCGAGAAGGCCAAGTCCCTGTTCACGCAGATCGAGGATCTGTCCGAGATCGAGCTGCGCAACGCCAAGGTCGCCGCGATGAACGAGCGTGTTCACGCCGCGATCGCCGACGGAAAGCCCGACGACGCCGACACCGGCCAGTCGGCCACGGCCGGCGATGACCAGACCCGTGCGGTGAAGCTCGGCGGGGCGTCGACCCAGGACCGCGACCCGGGCTTCTACACCCGAGGCAGCCAGTTCTCGTTCATCGGCGACCAGTACCGGGCGTCGAAGATGGGCGACACCGGCGCCGCCGAACGGCTGCAGCGGCACTCGAACGCGCTGCGCGACAACGTGCACCTGCGCGACGTGCTCGGGGCGGGCGCCACCACCGGCGGCGCCGGCCTGGTTCCGCCGGTGTGGCTGGCCGAGCAGTTCGCGCCGGTGCTGCACCGCAAGCTCCGGCTCGCGGCGCAGCTGCGCCAGGTGCCGTGGGCGGGCCCGTTCGCATGGTCCATCCCGATCGCGGGCACCGTCGCGAAGACGTCGAGTACTGCGGAGGGCGTGAACACGACCGAGACGGACCCGACGTACACGGTCCTGACGGTCACCCCGAAGGCGATCATGGGTTACTCCGAGGTGTCCCGGCAGATGCTGGAGGCCTCGAACCCGGCGGTCGACGGCATCATCTGGGGCGACCTGCTGGGCGACTTCTACGACAACGCCGAGCTCGAGGTCATCGCCGCGATGAACGCGCAGGCGAACGTCAACGCGGTCACCGTCTCGGCGGGTGTGCTGACCACGACCGACGTCGCGGCGCAGCGCGCCGGCCTGCTCGACGGCATCGCCGCGATCTCCGACGCCCCGGCGGGGGACGCCGACATCTTCGTCGGCCGGACCGCCCGGTGGACGACGTACCTGAAGTTCACCGACACGCAGGGCCGGCCGCTGATCCTGGCGCAGCAGTACAGCCCGCACAACGCGGTCGGTGAGGGCGGCGCGGTCCAGGGCTTCCGGTCGGCGATCCAGGGCACCCTGGAGAACCTTTCGGTGGTGACGTCGCCGACGGTCGCCGCGTCGACCGGGTTCATCGTGAACAGCCAGGAGCACCTGTTCTCCATCTCGCCGCCGATGCAGTTCCAGTTCGAGCAGCCGGCCGGTCCCGCACTGGTGCGGGTCGGCGTGTGGGGCTACGAGGCGGTCACGTTCGGGCGCCGCCCGAAGGCCGTCACGAAGATCACGTACTCCGGCAGCTGATAGTCCGTCCCGGCCCGCCGCCTGGGATGGCCGGCGGGCCGGGACTCAGCCATCCCAACCGAACGGAGCACCAGTGGACATGCCCGACAAGACCGGGGACGGGATCGTGCAGGTCGCGTACCTGCACAACGAGCACGTCTCCCACTCGTGGGTCGAGTCGATGCGCGCCATGTACGAGTACGACCTCGCCCACGGCCGGCTCGCCCGTAAGCCGTTGAACATGCGCTGCGGTGTCGGCATGGTCGCGCAGATCCGCAACTACGCGGCCCGGCTGTTCCTGGACAAGCTGCCGCACGAATGGCTGCTGTTCATCGACACCGACATGGGCTTCGCGCCCGACGCCGTGCACCGGCTCCTCGACGAGGCAGCCGACCCGGTCGAGCGGCCTGTCGTGGGCGCGTTGTGCTTCGCGTTGATGGAGGCGCAGTACGACGGGATGGGCGGCTGGCGCCGCCGGATCGTCCCCACCATGTACGGCCTCGGGACCACAGCATCCGGCGAGGGGTCGTTCTGCTTCTACGGCGACTACGAGGACAACACGGTCACGCCGGTCGCCGCGACGGGCGGGGCGTTCCTGATGATCCACCGCAGCGTGCTGGAGAAGCTGCGCGCGGAGCACGGCGACCACTGGTTCGACCAGATCTACGATTCGGCCGGCGACATCGTCGGTGAGGACATCGCCTTCTGCGGCCGGGTGCTGAAGGCCGGGATCGTCCCGCAGGTGCACACCGGTGTGAAGACCACCCACCACAAGGAACTGTGGCTGGCGGAGGAGGACTTCGAGGTCCAGCAGGCGCTCACCGTGCCCATCGACCCGGACGCGCCCAGCTTCGACGCGGCGCTTGTGGAGGGCGGCAGTGGCGGTAACGCCATCGCCCGCCTGGAGTCGCTGCTCGCGTACCTGCGGACCCAGCAGGCGGCGGCGTGATGGCTGACCTGCAGGAGATTCGCGAAGCCGTCGTGATCCGCCCCGGCGACACGCTGGTAGTCCGCTGCGACCCGGGTCTGACCCTCCAGGAAGCCGACACCATCAGGGCCGAGGTCCTTGCTCGCCTCGCCGGCATCGAGGTCGTCATCATGGCCGTCGACCAGCTGCTGGTGTGCCGCCCCGGCGAGGTGGCGTCATGCGCGTAGGTGTCACCGGCGCCGCCGGGTTCATCGGCCAGTGGCTGTGCCGGGAGCTGGTCGACGCAGGGCATGATGTCCGCACCATCGACTTGGCCGACGGCTACGACCTTCTGCAGCCCAATCTCGCCGCCGACTGGCTCCGGCTGACCGAGCCAGACGTGGTGGTGCACCTCGCCGCGCAGGTGGGCCGCGTGTTCTCCGAGGACGACATCCGCCGTACCGTCCGGCTGAACGCCGAGATGAGCATGGTCGTCGCGCAGGCCTGCGGCGAGGCGGGTGTGCGGCTGGCGTACGCGTCCACGTCGGAGATCTACGGCGACCAGGGCGACCAGCTCTGCACCGAGGACGGGCCGACCGTCCTGCCGCAGGGCGCGTACGGCCTGACGAAACGGTGGGGCGAGGAAGCCTGCCGGCTGTACGCCCCGGACGGGCTGGTCATCGTCCGCCCGTCGATGCCATACGGTCCCGATGCCCCGCCCGGGCGCGGCCGGCGGGCGATGGACACCATGCTGTGGCAGGCGCATCACCGGATGCCGATCACCGTGCACCGCGGCGCTGAGCGCTCGTGGTGCTGGGTCGGCGACGTCGTCCGCGGGATCCGCCTCGCGATCGAGCAGCCCGAGCCCGCGATAAGCGACTGTCGCGTGATGCCCACCCGCAAATGTCCACGGTCGCTTGGCACGTGCGGTGACCTGTGCGCGCGACTCGAATCGGACGATGAGGCTCCGTGGCTCCAAACGCGGCCGGCCCCTGCGGTCTACAACATCGGCCGCGACGACGACCCGCGCACGATGCTCGACATCGCGCGGCTGGCCTGCAAGATCGCGGGTGCACCCGAGGATCTGATCATCGAGGTGGACGCCCCGCCCGGTCAGACCGTGGTGAAGCGGCTGGCCACCGACCGGCTGCGCGCGCTGGGCTGGTCGCCGACCGTGGAGCTCGAGGACGGCATGGAGCGTGTCTACGAGCACGTGCGCCGCTACGACCGAGACGGGGTGCTCCGGTGAAGATCACCGTCGTCATCCCCACCGTGACCGGCCGCGAAGCAGACCTGGCGCGCTGCCTGGACGCCTACCACGAGCGCTCCGTCCACGACATCGAAGTGGTGACGTTCCTCGACCTGCCCACCTGCGCCGAAGGCTGGAACGCGGGTGCGGCCCAAGCCGACGGCGACTACCTCCACTTCTCGGCCGACGACCTGGAACCACACGAGGGCTGGGATGCCGCCGCGATCGGGGCGGTCGAGCTGGGCGTGCTACCGGCGCCGCGGATCGTCAACCCGGCCGGGAAGCTCGACTACTGCGGCGAGCACGGCACCGAGTTGCCGGACTGGGCGCCGGTGCAGATGTCCGTCATCCCGTTCATGCCGATGAGCCTGTGGGCGCAGATCGGGCCGGTGCCGCCCATCCACTACTTCAGCGACAACTACGTCAGCTGGCGGGCCGCGAAGGCGGGCTGGCCGACGGTGGTTCGCCGCGGCTTCGAGTTCACGCACCACTGGGCGCAGCCGCGCCGCGGCGCCGGCATGACGTACGAGCAGCGGATGGCCCACGATAAGGCGGCGTTCTTCGCCGCGATGCGCGGCGAGCGTGCAGAGGCACCGTCGTGAACGGGCCGTGGTACTGCACACGCGAGGACGTCATGTCCGCGACGGACAACAAGGCCAGCGCCCGCATGGGCGCAGAAATCGACCGTGACATCGAGTCCGCGACGCGGGCCGTCGAAGGCGTCCTGCGGCGCCGGTTCTACCCGTGGACGGGCACCCGCTACTTCGACTGGCCCGGACTGGCGAACACCGCGTGGAGGCTGCGGCTCGGCAACCACGACATCTACACCGTCACCACCTTGACCGTCGGCGGCACGGCCGTCACCGACTACTTCCTCGAACCCGACTCCGGCCCGCCGTACAGCGTCATCGAGTTCGACCGCACCGCCACCGACTGGGTGTCGTCGTCCGGCATCACCAGCCAGCGCGCAGTCGCCCTCGCAGGCCAGTGGGGCGAATACAACCAAGCTCCCGCGGGTGCGCTCGCCGAGGTCCTCGACGCGGTAGAGACGGGTGTGGACGTCACCGACTCGTCCGCGATCGGTATCGGGTCGCTGCTCACCGTCGGCACCGAGCGGATGATCGTCACCGGCAAGGCGCAACTGACCACAGGCACCACCACCACGGCCGGGCTCGACGCGAAGGCGTCGACCACCGCGGTCCCGGTGGCATCCGGCGCGGCGGTCAACGTCGGCGAACGCATCCTCATCGACGCCGAAACCATGCAGGTGGTCGACAAGGCCGGCAACACCCTGGTCGTGGACCGCGCCGCGGACGGTTCGGTGCTGGCCGCGCACCTCACCGCCGCGACCGTGTACGCGCCGCGTTCGCTGACCGTGGTGCGCGGCGTCACCGGCACCACCGCGGCCATCGCGAGCCTGTCGGCGCCGGTCACCGTCTGGGTTCCGCCGGGCCTGGTGAACGCGCTCACCGTGGCCTACGCGGTGCGGGCGGCGCAGCAGCGTTCCGGCGGGTACACCGTCGACGACGAGAAGGCCCTGGCCGCCCTGCAGGCGAGGGCGTTCACCGCGCACGGCCGGGCCTCGATGGTCTTCGCATGACGATCACCATGTCGGGGCCCCTGTTCGACGGCCGCGCCGGTCCGCTGATCGAGCGGTTCGTCGCTGACACCCAGCAGGACATCGCGCAGGAAGGCGTGAACCGGGTCCGCGCCCGGCTCGGTCAGGTGCTGCGGCACCCGACCGGCTACTACGCGTCGCGGGTGAAGACCGACCGCTCCGTTGGCGACATCTCCGTCACGGACTCCGGCGTCGTGTACGGGCCGTGGCTCGAAGGTGTCAGCTCGGCCAACCAGACGACCAGGTTCAAGGGCTACCACACGTTCCGCACGGTGGGTCAGCAACTCGACCGCGACGCCGGCGCGATGCTTCAGCAGCGGATGCCGCGGCTGATTCTGGAGCTGGGCGGGTGAGCGCACTCACCGACGCGCTGACCGACGCCATCCAGTCGCACGCGCTGGCCACCGGCCTGTTCGAGCGGGTCAACGCGCACGAGCCGAAGAGCAGCCCCGGCAACGGGCTCACCGCCGCGGTGTGGGCGCAGTCGGTGTTTCCCGTCCCGGCGGCGTCCGGACTGACGAGCACCACCGGCCGCATCGAGTTCAACGTCCGCATCTACCAGAACATGATCGCCGAGCCGCAGGACGCCATCGACCCGGCAATGCTGGCAGCCGTCGACGAGTTGTTCGCGCTCTACTCGGGCGACTTCACCCTGGGCGGCTCGATCAGGAACGTGGACCTGCTCGGCGCGCACGGCGCCCCGATGTCGGCGCAGGCCGGCTACCTCGAGGTGGGCAACGGCAACTACCGGATCATGACGATCACCCTGCCGCTGATCGTCAACGATCTGTGGAATCAGGCCGAGTGATGTTCGTGGATAGGGGAGCTGGGCGTTCATGAGCAAACAGGCCGGGATGGGCGACCACTTCTACGTCGGGTCCAACGCGCTCGGCGGCGACATCGGCTCTCTCACCAACGTGCACGGCGGACCCAACCCGGGCGTGGTCACCGACATCACCCAGTTCGCGCAGTCTCGCATCGGCCTACGCCGCGACGGCGGCCTCACCGGCGCCGTCTGGTTCAACCCGGCGCGGGCCCATCTCGCTCTGCGCGCCCTGCCGACCGCCGACCAACTGTGCACCTACGGCGTCGGCCAGACGTTGGGCAATCCGGCGGCGTCCTGCCTGGCGAAGCAGGTCAACTACGACGGCACCGAAGGCCAGGACGGATCGCTGACGTTCGCCGTCGACTGGCAGGCCAGCGGCGGCACCGGCCTCGAGTGGGGCGTCCAGCTCACCAACGGCATCCGCACCGACACCGGCGCCACCAACGGTGTCGGTGTCGACCGCACCGTCACCTACGCGTCGACGGCGTTCGGGCTGGCCGGCTACCTGCACGTGTTCGCGTTCACCGGCACCAGCGTGACGGTGAAGATCCAGGACTCGGCGGACAACGTGAGCTTCGCGGACGTGACCGGCGGCACGTTCACCGTGGTCACCGCGGCCGGATCGGAGCGGATCGCCTCCGGCATCACGCAGACGGTCCGCCGGTACCTGCGCATCGCGACCACCGGCACGTTCTCCAACGCCCAGTTCATGGTCAACGCCGTCGCGTACGAAGTGGCGCAAGGCTCGTGACCCGGCCACTGTTCCGCGTCGAGCCGAAGCTGCCCGCGCAGTCGATGGTGAGCTACGAGCTTCGCGCGCCGATCAGCACGCACCGCCGTGCGGCGTCGTGCCGCGAGTTCGAGTGCGAGGCGTACGCGTACGGGTGGGTGACCACCGTCGACGTAGCCACCGATCTGGGGGCGGCGCAGGCGAACTACATCCGGCTGCACTCCGGCCGCGCCTACACCGTGCAGGAGACCGGCACCCTCGTCGCGTTCACCTTCGCGGCGGGGCAGCGCTGCTTCGAACGGCACACCGTCACCCTCGAACGTGACCCGCTGCTGATCGTGCGCGGCGGGGACTGGCGCGGGAACCCGACCCGGATGATGCGCCGGCACAGCAGCATCGAATCGTGGGTGGACGACTTCGCCACCCATCAGCAGCAGATCGCCGACGCGGTCCAGGAAGGATAGATCGTGGCTAAGCAGAGCGGTTTGGGGTACGCGGTCACCGTCGACGATGCCGCGGCGTCCCCGCAGGTCCTGTCCAACGACGTCACCAACTTCACCTTCAGTACTCCCCGCGGCGTGCAGGACGTGACCGGTGTCGACAAGTCCGCGATCGAGCGGCTGCTGCTGCTGGCCGACTTCTCGTGCACTCTGAACGGAGTCCACGACAACGCGGCGAACAAGCAGCACGCCGTGTTCAAGACCGTCTCGTCGACCAGTGTGGCCCGCACGACCACGCTCGCGATCAGCTCGCAGACCTTGGCACCGGAAGTTCTGTACTCCGACTACGCCATCACCCGCGGCCAGGACGGATCCCTGACCTGGTCGACGCCCGGCGTGCTGGCGGACGGCACCGTCCCCACGTGGAGCTGACCCGTGGGTAAGCGCCTGGAGCGCCGCACGTACGTGCTGCACTTCGCCGCCGGCACCTACCTCGACGGCGCGGAGATCCGGATCCGGTCCACGCCCATCAGCGTGCTCGACGAGCTTGAGGCGCTGAACTTCACGGACAGCATCCCGCTGCTGCTGGCGTACCTCGAGGACTGGAACCTCGAGGACGCGGACGGCGAGCCGTTGAAGCGGACGGAGGAGGCGCTCAAAGAGCACTTCGAGATGCCAGTCCTCAAGGAGATCATCGTGGCGTGGCTGAAGGCGGGGCTGGGGATCACCGCCCCTTTAGATCCGCCATCGGACAGTGGGCCGCCGTCACCGGATACGGCCAGCATGGAGCGGTCTATGCCGATGGAACCCCTGTCGCCAAACCCGCCGAGCTGACCAGGGCGGAAAGGATTCTGCGCATTCTGGAACGGTTCGGCGGCTACACGTACACCACCCTGATGGCCGAGGATTCCGAGCTGCTCCGGCTGCTGGCGATTGAGCGGGAGGGGGTGAACACCGATGCCGAATGAAGTCCACATCGAGGTCACGGCCGACACGTCGGGCATCAAGGAAACCAACGCCGAGATCGACAAGCTCAAGGCGAAGGCGAAAGAGACGATCCCGGTCGTCGACGGCCTGTCCGACAAGATGACCGAATCCGACAAGGCCGCGCTGGGTGCGGGTAAGTCCCTCAACGAAACCGAACGTCGGCTCACCTCTCTCAACGCCAGCATCACCGGCTCGCAGGGCAAGCTGAAAGAACTCGCCGCGGCGTTCGCGGACGCCAACGACTCGGCCAAGAAGATCGACATCGAGAAGTCGATGAGGAAGGTCCAGCACGACCTGGACCTGGCGACCAAGGCGAAGAAGATCCTCGTCGGTTTTGAACCTGACCCGAAAGACACCCGGGGTTTCGCCGACACGATGCGCGAGCTCGGCGCTAAGGGCGGCATCGTCACCGGGATCGGGATTCTCGCCGGCGTGGTCGCCATCGGCCCGACGCTCGCGTCCGCTCTCGCCGGTGCGGTCACCGGCGGCGTCGGCGCGGGCGGCATCGTCGGCGGGGTCGCGCTCGCCTCCAAGGACCCTCTCGTGGCGAAGGCCGCGGAGAACCTGTCGACGTCGTTTCAGAGTGTGATCGGCAAGTCCGCCACGAAGTGGTTTCAGAAGCCGCTGCTCGACTCCGTCCCCATGATCAAGGGCCAGCTTCAGACCCTGGAAGGCTCGATCGAGGGGACGTTCAAGAACCTCGCCCCGTTCCTGCGCCCGCTGATCGAGGACGTGCTGGTCGCGGTCAACCGGATCGGCGGCGCGTTCGAGAAGGTCAGCGCCAACGCCGGGCCTGCGCTGATCGGCATCGGCGCGTCGGTGAAGCTGCTCGCCGACGGGATCGGTGACTTCCTTGAGGAGATCAGCCAGAACGGCACCGACGCGGCCGGCTCGCTGACTCTGATCGCCGGTGCGATGGCGGACATCCTGCGGTTCACCGGCAAGGTGATCAACGCGCTGTCGGAGCTGGCGAACAGTCCGTGGTCCGGGATGATCCCTACCCTGATCAAGCACTACATGGGCGCCGCCGACGCATCCAACAACTTCAGCGACGCGACCGGCACCGTGGCCCGGGAGATGTCCAACGCTGAACACGCTGCCCGTGGAGAGCAGGACGCCCTAGCCCAGCTCAGTCAGGAACTGAAGGGCCAGGTCGATCCGGTCTTCGCCATGTTCAAAGCACAGAAGGATCTCACGGCGGCGCAGAAAGACGCCAAGAAGGCGATGCACGACCACGGTAAAAGCAGCGATGAATACAAAGAGGCGATGGACAAGGCGGTCCTCGCCTCCCTGGATCTGGAGGGCGCGGTCGGCACGCTCGGCGACAAGTTCGACGGGAAGCTCACCCCTTCTCTGATCTCCACGCTGGAAGCCGCCGGCGTGACGAAGCCGATGATTGACGAACTGGGCAAGCAGTTCGCGGCGAGCCGTAAGAAGGGTGACGACTTCGCTAAGACGTACGCCGCGAGAGCAGTGGTCAACGGGGTGCCGACCGCTCGGCACAACATCCAGACGCTGAAGCAGGAACTCGCGTCGATGAAGACCAATTGGAACATCACGGTCCGCACGTCGTTCCTGACCTTCGGGAAGCCGTACAGCCAGGCCGGCATCAACTCCGGCAACGTCGGCGGCCTGGCGTCCGGTGGCATCAAGGGCGCCGCGTCCGGCATGAGCCCCAACGGGCTGACGTGGGTGGGGGAGAACGGGCCCGAGCTCGCCGACCTCGGCGCCGGCTCCCGCGTCTGGTCCGCCGGCGACTCCGCCCGGATGGCGTCGCGTGGTGGGGACGGTGCTCAGCAGATCGTCGTCAACCTGGTCGTCGACGGGCAGACCCTCGCGAGCACGATGGTGGAGCCGCTGCGGGAGAAGGTCCGCACGCTGGGCTCGGGCAGCGCCCAGACGTACTGGGGCCAGCCGGGGCGTGGCTGATGGCGTACCCGCAGACCAACGCCCCGATCACCGAGTTCCTGATCAACGGCGTGTGGACCGACATCACCGCGACGAACAGTGCGAGGGCGGATCCGGGGATCACCATCACCCGCGGCAAGTCCAGCGAGCAGGGCGCCGTCGGCCCGCAGACCTCAACGTTCACGGTGAACAACCGCAACGGCCGGTTCTCCAACCGCAACCCGAACTCCATCTACTACGGCCTGCTGCCGCGCAACACGCAGGTCCGGCATCGGGCCGGTGACGGCGACAACTACCTGTGGATTCCGTTCAACGACCAGCCCGGCTTCAATGAAGTCAGGACCGCGGACAAGGCCGTGCTGGACATCGTCGGCGATATCGAAGTGCGTGCCGACATCTGGCCGCACACCTGGCGCCCGCCGATCCGCAACCCGGGCCAGGGCAACGGCACCATGGTCATCGCCGCGAAATGGGCGCTCACCGGTAACCAGGGATCGTGGGTCCTCTACCTGCTCAGCGACGGATCACTGCGGTTCGGCTGGACTCCAGACGGCACTATCGCCTCGCGGATCACCGCCGTCTCCACCGTCTCGGTTCCGGTCACCACTGGCCGGCTGTCCGTCAAGGTCACCTTGGACGTGAACAACGGCGCCGCCGGCTGGACCGCGAACTTCGCCACCGCGTCCTCGATCAACGGCACGTACACGGCGCTCGGTGCAGCGGTCACGGTTGCGGGGGTCACCTCCATCTTCAGTAGCTCGGCGGCGTTGACGATCGGTACGTGCGCGGACAGCGCGGCGTTCTTCACCGGTGGGCTCACATACGGCGGCAGGCTCTATGAGATCCAGGTCCGCAACTCAATCGGCGGCACGCTGGTCGCCAACCCGATCTTCGGCAGTCAGGCTCTCGGCGCCACCAGCTTCTCGGACGGGCTCGGCACCCCGAACACGTGGGCGCTGTCCAACAAAGCCAGGATCATCTCCGACCGGATGCGCTACGTCGGTGAGCTGTCGAAGCTGCCGCAGGTCTGGGACCAGTCCGCCCGCGACTTCACGGTGCCGGTGTCGTCAGGTGGGCTGCTGCAGCGGCTGACCAACACCGGGCAGACGCTGGGCTCGGCGATGACCCGGCAATTCTCCACGCTCACCTCGTCCGGCTATTGGCCCCTCGAGGACGGATCGGTTAGTCAGACGGCGAGCTCGCCCATCGCCGGGGTTCCGCCGGCGTCGCTGTACACGGTGACCATGGGCGGCACGTCCCCAATCCCCGGGGCGAGCTCGGTGGCGACGTTCGGGGACCCAACCACCGGCAGCCAGATCATCTTCACGCCGAAGAACGTGCCTACCACCGCCAGCATGTTCGCCATGTTCTTCATCTCCTGCCCGACCCCGCTTCCGGCAGGCGCGAAGACGATCGCCAATTTCTTCGGCACTGGCACGGTCCGCCGGATCGACGTCATCCTCAGTACGGGCGGCTGGCGGTTCGACTTCATCGCCGCCGACGGATCCACGCTGGACTCGACTATCAGCGCGTTCACCTCGGTCGGTGGCTCCAACAATCCATCGGTCAATCCGGTGGGCGTGAACATCCTGATGACCGAGTCCGCGGGCACGATCTCCTGGTTCGCCCGATGGCTGCCCGCGGGTCACAGTGTGTTCTTCGGTATCGGCCCGTCCACGTTCGCGGGCACCCGGGGCATCTGGACGCAGGCCCGGATCACCGCGAAGAACGCGGTCGAATTCCAGGGCATGCAACTCTCCCACGTGTTCCTGTCCTCGGCCGATGTCGGCTTCGTGTCCTCCCCGGTGCAGAACGCCATGAACGCCTATGACGGAGAACTGGCCGCCAACAGGATCGACCGGCTCGGTACAGAGCAGGGTGTGGCGACGGAGATCATCGGGCAGTGGGACCGCACTGCGGCGATGGGCTTCCAGACCACCGACACGTTCGTCAACTTGGTCCAGTCCTGCGCGGCCGCCGACGGCGGCATCCTCGGCGAGGGCAGGTCCATGCTGGCGTTGACCTACCGGTGCGCCGCCGACCTGGAGACCCGCCGCGACCTGACCCTGGACGAATCACTGTTCCACCTGACCGAACCTCCGCTGCCGTCCGAGGACGATCAGGGCTTCACCAACGACGTGACGATGACCCGCACCGGCGGCAGCACCGCCCGGGATGTCATCGCCGCGAACGGCTACCACCAGCTGTCCGTGCAGGCGCCGCCGCTCGGGGTGGGCACCGTGACCGGTGGCGGTACGGTGACCGTCGCCCTGGATTCGCAGCTGCCCGACATCGCCGGCTGGAAGGCTCACGTCGGGTCGTGGGATGAGCCGCGGTTCCCGAACATCAAGGTGTCGTTGCACCGGTCGGCGATCGGTACGAACGCCCTGGCCGAACAGGTCCGTGGCCTCGACCTCGGCGACACCATCTCGCTGGTGCATCTGCCGGCGACGGTGATGCCACCCGACGACGTGCAGCTACTCACCCAGGGGTACACGGAGACGCTGAAAAAGCTGCTGTGGGACATCACGTTCAACACCAGCCCGGGCGGCCCGTACCGCACCGGCCGCTACGACCAGGCCGACGCGGCCGGCACTCCGAGGTACACGACATCCGGGTCCACGGTGTCCACCGCGGTGAACACGGTGCTGACCACCCTGGTCCTCGCGTACTCCACGGCCGGCGACAACTGGACGACGACGGGCGCGTCCTACCCGTTCGACATCATGATCGAGGGCGAACGCATCACCCTCACCTCTGCGCCGGCCGGCAGCACCAGCCCGCAGACGTTCACGGGGGTGACCCGGTCGGTGAACGGGATCGTCAAGGCCCACGGGGTCGGCGCCGTCGTGGAGCTGTTCGACACCTGCTACTACTCACTGTAAGGAGCGGCGATGGCGACGGCGGCAGGCGACCCGATCAGGGCAACCGACGACGATGTGATCACCCAGGCCAGCTCCGCCAAGCCGCTGTGCCGGTTGATCCAGACGGTGGCTCAAGGCATCCCGACCGCCACCGCTTCGGCGATCACGTTTGCCGCGGCGTCGGAGGACATCGACACCAACGGCTGGCACGACACGGTCACGAACAACACCCGGATCACCCCGAACATCGCCGGCTACTACCGGATCAACGGCGGCTACGCCAGCGCGACGATCACGCTCTCGGCGGCGCAGGAGATCGATGCGGCCATCGCCAAGAACGGGACGTCGGTGCCGTCCGGCAACTGGGTGCCCGGCGTTGTCACGGCGGCCAACGTGATGGTGACCGCCGACTGTATCCAGTCCGCGAACGGCACCACGGACTTCTTCGAGATCAAGGCCAACCAGACGTCCGGCGGCACGGTCAACACGAACCTGTCCGGCCGGCTCACCTCGTTCCTCGAGGTGGAATTCCTGCGACCCCTATGAGGAGACACCATGCCAGCAGCGTTTCTTGTGCCGTGTCTCGTGCAATTGCGGGCCGAGTTCAACCAGCAGAACCCGGGCCGCGATAAGGGCGCGGACGGGTGGATCGGCGACGCCGCCCACGCCACCCGGCCGTCGGACCACAACCCGGACGCCGAGGGCCGCGTGCTGGCCATCGACATCGACGCGACCGGGCCGTGGCCGCGCGGCAACGACATCGGCGACTACGCCGAGTTCCTCCGCCAGCGGCAGAACAGCGGGGCGGACAGCCGGCTGGAGTACATCATCCACAACCGGCACATGTGCTCCCGCAGCTCGAGCTGGGAGTGGCAGGCCTACACCGGCGACGACCCGCACATCAACCACGCGCATTTCAGCGCACGGCACGACCACAGCGGGCAGGACACTGCGTCCGCCTGGCAACTAGGAGAGGTAGGCATCGTGGCACACGATCCGCTCGACACCACCGACGCGCAGACCGTATGGACCAAGGGCGGCGCCGACGCGCAGAACAACGCATCGGGCTACGCCACCGGCCTGCGGAAGCAGACCACCGCGGTCGTCGATCCCCGCTTCGATTCCCTGGACGAGGCCGTCGCCGCGCTGCAGACCACCGTGAACTCGGTGAACGAACTGATCGAGGCCCTCAACCACGACCCTGCCGACGGCGGCCCGTCTGCGATCCAGCTCGCGATCGCCGACGCCGTCTGGACGCGTGGCGAGCGCACCCTCACTGCTTAGTCCACACGTCCCCTTACCCGGGCAGCCCTAGACCCCGGCTGCGCGCACTGGCCACCGGAAATGGCGGAACATGAGTGAGCCCAGAGAAGATCATCGGATACATCCGGGACGCGGGCTGCGTGGTGGTCGGTCTGGGTGGGATCACCTATCAAACGGTCACCGGCCAGGTGAACGGGCAGCTCCTCACGGCGTTCATGGGGCTGCTGGGGATCGCGGGCGGGATCAGGGTGTGGCAGTTGCGCCCCGGTTCGACCGGTGGTGGGCGGGGGCGATCATCATCCTCGCCGCTATCGGACTCCTCGCCGGTCTCGCCCTCGCCGGTGGACGGTGAGCCGTGAGCTCGCCGAGGGTGCGGCTCTGGTATGCGGTGCTGATCTCGTTCATCGCGTGTGTGGCGGTGGCGATGGGGTCGGTGGCGTACACCGGGTATGTGCAGCGCCGGTCGGATCAGCGGTGGTGCTCCCTGCTGACTCAGTTGACCGATGCGCAGCGGGGTTCGCCGCCGGCGACTGAGTCCGGCCGCCGGTTCGCGGCCGAGCTGGAGCGGCTGCGCCGGGAATTCCGCTGCTAGCCCGTAGACCCACGCCGGGCGTGCTGGTGTAGCTCAGGCAGGTAGAGCACCCGGACCGCCGGGAGGTCGCGGGTTCGAATCCCGTCCGCCAGACGCCCGGCGTGCCCAACCTAGGAGAGATCATGCAGCCCGACCCAGCGGACGAGCCCGAGGCTGAGGGCTACGACCTCGTCGTCCCGTTCATCGCGTGCCTATCGCAAGGTGGCCCGTACGACGACGACTCGTTCGTCGCCGGGTTCCAGGCCGGTCGCGTCGATCAAGCGCTCGCGGCCGGCGCCGCTGTCGGCGCAACCGAAGTCGCGATCACGGTCCTCACCCCGCTGGTGAAGCAGCTCGACCTGATCGCCATGAACCGGGGCTTCCCGATCGTCGTCGCCGACGTAGCCGCCGAGGTTCCGGAGTGGTCGCACGTCGTCTTCCGTACGGTGCCGCCGAGCGACTCGACGACGTAACGCCTACGCCTCGACCCAGGTCCGGCCGTCGGTGAGCCAGTCGTCCACGACCGCCCGCGCCTGCGCCTCGCTGCCCACGTACGCGCCGCCGGGGATGCGGGTGTGGTCGGCGTACCACCTGCCGTCGGCGAGCTGCCCGAGGTAGACGTGCGCCTCCTGCCAGTAGGGCACGTCGTCGAGATGCCACCGGCCGTGGTCGGTCGTGCCGTACTCCCACGCCAAGTCCACCCGGTCCATCACCCCAACCTAGGAGTAAGCCGTGTCCACGGACAACGAATGGCGGCGGTCCTCGTTCTGCTCCAACGGCACCTGCGTCGAGGTGGCCTGGCGGACGGCGTCGCTGAACACCGGCACCTGCGTCGAGGTCGGCCGCGACGGCGACCAGTTCCTGGTCCGCGACTCGAAGCATCCCGAGCAGCAGCCCCTCGCGTTCAACCGCGCCGAGTGGGACGCGTTCGTCGCCGGGGTCGAGGCCGGCCAGTTCCGCGACCTGTAAACCCAACCTGATCGGAGCATGGTTATGCAGAGCTACGGGAAGTCGATCGTCGCGTTCCTGTACGCGGTCGCGGTCGTCGGCGTGCCGCTGTTCACCGGCGACCACCACATCGACCCGTCCGAGGGCGTGGCCATCGCGATCGCGGTGTGCACCAACGGGCTCGTCTGGCTGGTGCCGCTCGCGCCGGCGGCGAAGTGGACCAAGACCGCGATCGGCGCGACGCTGGCCGGGCTGCAGGTCGTCACCGTGGTCATCGTCGGCGGCATCGACGGCAACGACATCCTGCTGATCGCGTTCGCCGTGCTGTCGTTCCTCGGCATCGCCGCCGCGCCGGCCGCGTCGACCAAGACCTCGGCCCGCGTCGGCTGGGGATCCGACAGCTAGCGGTAGGGTGGGCCACCATGAGGCCACAGGTGCTGCCGGGCGGGTCTTGCTAAGCCGGGAGAAACGACCCCGCCCTGCCCCAATCCACGCGTACCGGCATCCCGACTAAGAGCCGCCCCAGACCTTCGGGTCTGGGGCGGCTTTCGTCGTGCATGGCGGGGACTCGAACCCCGTGCGTTCACCTTGGCGGATCCCTCGCGCTCATGCGACCCACGCACCATCCAGCGTACGTGCCGGCGTCCATGAGCGGCAGACCTCACGCCTCGCCGCCCGGCGCTACTATCCGGTTAGACCCCCGGTGAGAATGAGCAGCTTGTGCACGGCGTGTGCCGCCCCCAGGACATGAGCCCCTGGGCACCGGGGGTCGCTCTACGCCTCGTCGGGCTCGGCGATGTCCGGCCGGTGCTCGCGGATGTACTCCTCCACGTCGTCGGCCAGCCACACGAACCCCATCTCCAACTGGGCGTACGGCGCGGGGAAGCTGCGGTTCTGGGTCAACTGGTAGACGCGGGTACGCGACAGCCCACCGAGGCGCCGGCCGATCTCGGCCGAGCCCATCAGCTTGAACGTGGGGCGTTTCGCTGGCACTCAACGGACGCTATAGATGATCACACTGTGCGTCCGTGTATTCACGCAGGCACTACACGGACGCACTGTGCGGGCGTAGAGTCCTCTGCCAAGGAGGCGGCGGCCAGGTGGGGCCGCGAGTCCGGCTGGGTCGCCGCCTCCGCCCCATTCCCGGCGCGGCGGAGGTGGTTATTGGTGTTCCCGTTATGGTCCAGGTCGACGGAGCAGATCCTGCTCGACCTGCAGCGGGCCAAGCAGCACGAACTTGACGAGCACGACGCGGCGGTCCAGCGGATCGTCGACCAGGCCAACGACCCGCCCGCCTGGAGCTTCACCTGCAGGCCGCCGGAGCCGATGCCGGTCGCGCACCGCAAATGCCCGGGCTTCACGTACGGCGGCCAGCGCTGCGCCTGCGAATGTCACACCGCGGCGGAGCAGCGGTGACCAGCCTGCGGCCACCCGGCCGCGACCTCGCCTGGGACAACCGGCGGCTGCTGTCCGACCGGCTCGGCTGGCCACTCGGCGCGCTACAGGAATGCGAATGGATCGACCGCGACCACCCCGACTGGTGGGCGGCGTGGATGGACGCCAACGCCTGGGCGAAGCGGCCCGCCGGCTACTACGCCCGACGATGGGACGGCGACCACCGCGACCCGTGGCAGTACGGGGCGACACCGCGCGAGCTGGCGCAGGCCATCGACGAAGCGCCGCCGCCGTGGAACGACATCAACTTCACCCAGTACTCGTGGCTCGACTAACCGGCACAGACGGAGACCCCCACGCTCACCGCCGAGCGTGGGGGTCTCTTCGTCGTTGGGGTCAGCCGAGCGTCAGGCCAAGCCCGGTGTTCAGCGCGGCCTCGGGGTACTTCACCGACCCGCGATGCGACACCTCGACGCCGTAGAACCCCTTGCCGGCCGGGATGTTGGGGATCGCGAAGGACAGGTCGCAATGAGTCGGCTTGGCGTTCGGGTCGCCGAGGAACGACTGGGTGCCGTCGGTCGTCGTGAACTGGGTAGGCGTGGCCGCGACCAGTGACCCGACCCCAATCACCGCGCCGGCGGCGTCGGTGATGGTGACCGATGCGCCCTTCTCGATGTCGCCGTAGCCGCCGGCGCCCCAGCAGAGATTGGCGTCCCGGTCGTAGCCGAAGTCTCCGGCGTCGAGCGTCAGGGCGCCGACCGCGGTGAGTGTGGCGGGCGGCAGGGCCGGGCTGGGCTTCTCGTCGCCGAGCCGGGGGATGACGAGCACGGCGGCCAGGGCGACGGCGAGCGCGCCGATTATGATCCACGGGATGAGCGACCGGCGCCGCTTCGGCGCGGGCGGGATCGGGGCCGGCGCATCGATCGGGTAGGTCACGTTCGGGGTCGGCTGTCCGGTCACATATGGCGTCATCCGGTCGTCGGGGCTGGTCATGGTCGGGCCTTCCTGTGTTGAGTGGTGATCCTGATCGGACGCGCGTCCCGAAGTGTGGACGCTGGGTTGTGATCTAGCAACGGTGAGTCGTTGATCTGCCTAATCGGACGATGTGAATGTGGCGGTTGGTCGCCGAGTCGCGACCGTCTGCATGGTTAAGGTCCCTTACGGAGGATGGAGGAACACGTCACGCAGCGGAAAACTCGATCACCTCGCGGCCCACCGATCAGCCAAGCCAAGAGGAAAGGACCCACCACCGTGACGTCCGCATACGACAGTGCGCACACCGGCGCCGTCTCCGACAACCACACCGCTGACGCCACCCCGCCAGCCACCCCGCCACTGCTGCAACTGCCGACGGGGCTCATCACCGACATCCTGCCGCTGTCGGCGCCCAGCGCCGGCACCATGCAGGGCAGCCCCGACCCCACCACGCAAGCCGCGAACATCGCACCGTCGCCCGGACCCCGCGACGTGCAGCACGCCCCGGCCACCGTCCACACCCAGGCCGGCGGACGCGCCGTCGAGAAGGTCAGCCCGCCGGGCGCGAAGTCCCAACTCCGCGAGCTGGCCGACCCACAGAACACCACCGGCACCGTCGCCCCCGCGGTCCCGCACTGGACACCCGCGAAGGTGATCCAGGCCAGCGAGCTGGCGTGCATCGTCGTCCTGGCGGTGCTCGCCATGATGCTGCTGGCCCGCCGCGGCCGGGGCTCGTCGGTGTCCCGCAACACGGGCACCGTCGTGCTCGGCGAGAACAACCAGTTGGGCGAGCCGAAGCGCGAAACGGACGACGGCGGGTACGCCGAGGGGTACGCCGATGCCAGCTCGGGGGTGGCCCCCCGACCGGCGGACTGAGCGGCGACACACCAGCGACATATGATCTC